GATAGGGAACTTCCCTGTTCCAAAGATTACATCAATAAGTTGTCCAAAAGCTGCTAGTACTTTAGTCTTAGTTACTTTAACAAATACTCTAGACTTCTCAGATTCTCTAAATCTTATATTCTTTCCGTAGAGTCCTCTATAATTTTGATAAGCAGTTAACCATCTAGTTTCATGTAGTTTTCTAGCATCTTCTGCTACTTGGAATCTACTTTGGATTAATCCTGCTAAATTTAACTTTTGATCTTTACCTAAATTTAATTCTAATCCTTCTTCACCCTCTACTTCTGTATATAAGGCATCAGCATCCAGAAGTCCTTGAGGTTGTTGGACTCCTCCTTCTTCTATATTATTTTCATCTGCCATACTTAATATCCAAATGTATCATCTACAGGTTGATAAATAGACTCTCTATGATACCTCCTAAGATTTTCGATAGGATTATTAATCCTTGGTCTACTCATAATAAGATACCGCAGAGCATCATAAGCATGATCTGCAGCATGTGTGTCTACATCTTCAGGATTCCTAGTATCTAATGGTATGCTTTGTAATTCTTTTATCAAATTAGGACAGGTATTAAATATCTGTAATCTTGGTCTACCATTTGGTTGTATCTTTAAATATTCGTGAATCTGAATTTTACCTTGTATTCTATTTTTATCAGCTCGTCTAAGTTTGTGTCCTTGTCTGACGAGAGCTTCTCCAACAGTCGGTCCAGTTGTGCCCGTCTTTGACCATGCAGACGTATCTAGCACTCCTGAAACGGAAAGAGGGTCTTCCATTTCCATGTCTGTTATTATACGTCCTAAATCCTCACCTGTCAAGCCTTTTCTGTATAATTCTCTATAAATTATTAAAGTTCCATCTGCTCGGTCTAATGCTCCCCATACACAAGCACTCTCAGAAGCGTACCCATAGTCAATACCTTTTATTCTTTCCCACGTTATAGGAATATTAAATGGAGTAATAATATGCACACTTGGATCAAATTCTACAAAGGCTGCTCCTTCATTAACATCCCAATTACCTTCGAGTAGTTGTTTACGTTGGACTGGTGGTAATGACATAAGCATTTGCTCATATACACCATCTTTTGCTAAGTAAGGGTTATCTGTTAAGCGAGCAGGAATAAATTTTCTAGTTAGTCCATCATCACCTTGAAAAGATTCATTCGGTGCAAAAGCATCTACGTATCGTTTCTTAACCCAATTAGCTCCTATGCCACCGGGGTTAGCAGTACAACGTAGATACGTTTTAATTTCAGGGTCAGTAGTTCTAAGACGAGAAGCTAAATAGTTCCAACCAAATTCTGTAGGTAAGTGAGTAATCTCGTCAAAACCAATCCAAGAGTACGCTTGTCCTTGGTATCTATAAACATCCGCATCTCTTTCTAAGAAACCAAACTCTATCTTTGCTCCACTAGGAAAGTTCCACACTTTCTCAACTTCCCTGAACTTACAGCCGGGAAATGCTTGTGGATATAATTCTCTGGATTTGTCTATGAGTTCTCGTAGTTCTGGCATAGACCTTCTAAGTATTAAGGCTCTGTGTGCTTTCTTATGTGCATACCTTAATGGATCAACTAACATAGCGTATGATTTACCGCCACCTGCAGCACCACCATATAATACATCTTTTTCATCGGCAGCCAAGAACTCTGTCTGTGGTCCTTCATTTGGATGAAAGACAACATGACTACCTTTATCTATCTCAGCCTGAACAGCTTTAGGAAGTACGTGTAGTTCGTCTTCTGTTACTACCTTCCCCTCGTCTGTCTCTTTATTGTCTTCAAGTTTGCTGAGTAATTTAGTCGTTTGTTTAAGACTATGTCTCTTTGATTTGAGTTTATTTTCAATCTTTTCGATTGCTTTACGTTTTTTGGCAACTGCTCTGCGTGATGCCATTTTTGTTTTCTGCTCATCTGAATACCTATAATTAGACTTACTACCTTGTGGTCGTCCACCTTTTTTACGAGGTGTACCATCTTTCTTTAGTATAAAGCTTCCTTCAGAATCTGTCAAGTAGAGATGTGGATTCTCTTCCCAATCGTGCAATTCGTTGTTCTCGTTTTCCATACTTTTTATCTATATGTTTCTTTAATCCTGCTGCTGTAATACTACGTTTAGTTTTAAACTCTATCCAATCACAAGCATCTCGTAAGCTAATAGACTCACTAGCTACTAGGTCTTCAGCAACTTCTAGTGCTTCTAATTGATCAGGCACAGGTTTTAAATAACCTTCTACTTCACTAGACTCATATCCAAATGGTATAGTTGATGTCTTTCTTTTAATATATTCTTCATTCATTGTTGATTATGTTTTCTATGAGCAGACTTAGTTTCCCAATCTTCAATAGCTTTACATATACTTTCTTCAGCTAATACACTACAATGGAGTTTAATAGGCGGTAGTTCTAAAGCCTCTGCAATATCTTTATCTTTAATTTGTTTAGCTTCTTCTACTGTCTTACCTTTAAGCATATCTACAAACATAGTACTAGAAGCTATCGCAGAACCACAACCATATGTTTTAAACTTAACATCTTCTATTAAGTCTCCATCTAGTTTAAGTTGTAGACGCATAACGTCTCCACATGCAGGTGCTCCTGTCATTCCTGTAGCTACGTTAGGATCATTAGGATCGAATCTACCTACTGAATGTTTCTCAGGTTCTTTAAGAACGCTGTTAAATCTGTCTAGTACTTGTTGTGAATATGCCATTAGGATAGTGCCCAAATAGTACTGATTATTACAAACAATACTAATATCTGTTCTATAGTCATTACTTACCTACTTTTTTCATAGCTACTTTATGTGATTCACCAAATGTAGAACCTTTTTTTATAGCTTTAACCATTTCTTTAATATGTTTAGCTGTATGGTGTTCTGAATGTCTTTTCATAGCATTCTGTTGTCTAGTTGTTAAACCTGACATAGATACTCCTTTAACTTTTCCACCTTTATTCATTAAGTTTCTTCCTGTATATTTATTAGGAGTGTAAACTTTCTTTTTAATTTTTTTTACCATTTTATTTTATATTAACAAGGTTTAGCTTTTTTCATTTCTCCACCACTAGACTTTTTCTTTCTTTTAGGAAAGCCTGCTTTCATGTTTGCATAAGCTTTATCAGATATAGTAGATTTACTTTTAGGTCTGCTTGTACCTGCTTTTTTTCTTTTATTTATATTTTTATATAACGACATATTATTTCACCATTTTACTTTATTAGCCCAATAAGCTGCACTCATCTTACCTTTAGAAATATTTTTAGCGTGTCTAGCTTTAAAAGATTTCTTACGTGCTTTATCTTTTGCAGACTTAGGACTCTTGCCTGCACCACTAACACCTTGCTGTCCAAAACGTATAAGCTTTAGATTATGACCTTCTTGAGCAAGAACCATATGTGACTTAGTTTTATGACCGGGAGTTCTTTTAGGTTTGTTTACTCCTTTAAGCTTATGCTTTTTAATTAAAGCTGCTCTTCTATTTTCGTGTGCCATTACTTAGTCTTGATTAAACTTAATAGTTTATCTTGAATATTATTATAAGTATCAGGTTTATACTTCTTTAATAGTACTTTCCCTATAAAAGCTATAATAATAATAAGTATTAATGTATCCATTATTTACTCCTATTCTTTTTCTTCTCTTCCAGAAGCTTCTTCCACATAAGGTTGTTCGCTTGTAGTTTCTTCTTCTGAATCTCTTCTTTCTTCGACATAGTCTACTTCCTCTGCTTGTACATCTATTGGTGCTTTCTCAGGAAGTATAAAGATACCGCCTGCAGCAGTATGAGTTACGTCTAGCTTATCACTCTTTGATACACCTACTCGGTCTAATATAGTCTGAGCTGCAGTTAGTTTATTACTAACCTGTGGTATAGGATGATCACTATTCATAATTTCCACGAGTTTAAAGGCTGCTTGAGGTGCGGAACGAGCAAGTACGTCTGAGGCTAATTCAATCACTTCTTGTCTTAATGCTTTTATAACTTGATGATAGTTGCCTGAGTATCCTGCAAGCTCGGCTGCTTGTTTTGGATCTCCTCCTGTTAATATAAGGTTATCTAAGAAAGACTGTTGTTTCTCTGTAAGAACCTTGTCCTTTTTTTCTGTGGTTTGGGGAAGGTAACTCATGCCATCTATTATAGGTCTAGTATACAAACTTGTCAAGTTTTAAAAAGTTTAAATAGGTCTTGACAAAATTGAATCTAAGCTGTACAATATATTTTGTTAAGCCCCTCCGGTAAATACCTACCTTTAGCAAGCCCTTGTTAAGTTACTGCAGGGGGCTTAAACTAGTAAACAACCAAAAGTTCTGTAAAATATACGTTAAGTATATATCTCCTGCCCTATGGGGGTGGCGCTCCTGCCCTCTACCTTATTACCACACTTAGCAGAATTTGTCAAGGATTATTTTTTTTCTTATACCATGCTGACAAGACTTTGTCAAGTCTTTTTTTCAGCGTCAGCGTCATATCATACTTGGTAAGTTTTGGCAAGATATTTATTTGAATTTATTTTAGCCATAAAGCTTGTCAAGTCTTTGCAATTATGTTAGGTCTGGTAAACGAGCTGAGTATAAAATATATAAATTTATTTAGTAAAAATAAACTTGACAGGGCTTTGCCTATATCTCAAACCTTATCAATACCTTACGCCTTTTATATATAGTTTTTACTACTTGACATATTATGTCATTAATGTATAGTTAGCACATGGCAGAAAACCATATTAATAATAACTACTGTATAAATATACAGTATACAAATAAAAGGGGTATATAATGAAAAACACAATATATTTACAACATCTAATATCTGGTCGATCTGGGCAATATTGGGCTTATAAATTCGAGGGTTATGGGGATTATCGAAAGATAACACCTATTGCACAAGGTAATTCTTTTGAGAACATTAAAAAGAAAGTAAGAAAACATGTTCGCGAGGAAGCACCTCACATGGCATTTCACCCTGATTACAAAGACTAACCCCAATAAAAACGTAAGTTTTATAACCCCTTTTAATTAAGGGGTTTTTTTTGTCTGGTACTTTCTTAATACTGTATATTCGTACATACTTCTAAAACA